GATTATGTGTTCACTAAATTTAAGAAACAAAATATTGATTCCACTAGAGCACTATCAGTAAAGGAATTGAACCAAGCTACAATAATAAACTATCCTGGAGCAAGATAATGACTACCATAAATGATAAAATGAAAGCTCAAATACAAGAAAAAGGAGATTATGCTTTAGCTGCAGGAGTTGCACCAATTGCATCTGGTGATCCTAATAATGTAAATCCTATTCCTGATCATCAAGGTGAATCTTCTATTAATAAAGCAGCTACAGGAAAGATTAGACATCAATTAGGTGGTTTAAATGGTAATGCTGATATTAATGTAGAACCAGAATATGATACAGCTGAATATCCAAGTTGTCAAACTAATGAAACAACATCAGGGCATGTAATTGAATTAGATGATACTAGAGGTCAAGAAAGAGTTCTTATAAAACATAATACTGGTGCTGGTATTGAAATGAGATCAGATGGATCTATTATTGTATCTACTGTTAATCATAAAATAACAATTGTTAATGGTGATAAAACAGTTAAAGTTGCTGGTGATGCTAGAATGATTTACGAAGGGAATTTATCAGTAGAAGTAGCAGGAGATTATAATTTAGTAGTAAAAGGTAATATGAATACTACTGTAAAAGGAGATGTTGTTTCTAATTGTGATAATAGATCTGAAAATGTAGATGGTAATAGTAAAGATATTGTTAAAGGACATAGAAGTGTAACTTCTTTAAAAACTAATGCTGATTTAACTATGGGTGATAGAGATATTGTTACTAAAGGAAATACAGATATTATTTCATCTGGAGAAGCTACTTTAGCTTCAACAGGAGATCTTAAATTATCAAGTGAAGCTAGAATATTTGGAGCTGCTACAACAGCAATTCAAATGGGTTCAGCTAAAATGAATCTAATGGGTGCTACAGGAACAATAGGTGGAGAAGGTGTAATAGCTTACGTAAACAATATTTACGGAACATCAGGTACTTTTACAGAAGGTGTTACGGCTCCTACTTTTCATGGTAACCTCAATGGTTTAGCAAAAGAAGCATCAGAATCATATCATCAAAATTATCCAGACGGAACTGCTGCTCCTTCTACATATACTCCATCAGTTGGGTCACCAAACTGGAGTGATCCTACTCACAATACTGCAACTAATACAGAAGCTACATTTGAACCAAGAGCTGCAAATATGGAATCTTATACAACAGGAGTATATGGAGTTAATGATATCCAGATTGATTTAGGTGACCATTTAAAGAATGCTATTGATCAAACAGTTAAGTCTAGTGGTAAATCCAAAAGTGTACAAACTATTGAAGAAGTTAGATCTTCATTAAAAGATGAAGCTAATTTAAATGATAAAACTTATACAGCTAATGCAGTAGCTTCTGGAACATTAAATCCTGAATATTTAAATACTATTCCTGGAGAAACAGGAAGAATAGTTAATACTGAACCAACAGAAGTACAACCAAAGATGATGGTGCAAAGAGGTAAAGATAGATTAGTACAAGGACGTAAAGTAAAACCAAGAAACAATCAAAAGCAAGTAACTGTAGATCCACTTTACAATCCAATGAAAGAAATTTATGGAATTACTCCTAAAACAAAACTTGCTAAAGGAATAACAATAGCCAAATTTTTAGGAGGTAAAGGAGATGGAACAACACTTAATCATATTACAGCTGAAACTGACAAACAACAATTAGCAAGAAATCTTTATATGCATGCTTACGCAATGTCATTAGTTAATGATGATGAAGGTAAATTTTCTGGTAATTCATTAATAGTTGATGAATGTGTGTATAAGGCTGGACCTAATGAAACTCCTACTGCAAATGGTATTAATGATCTAGCTAAAGATGGTAGAGCTATTGCATACAAATTGTATAGTTCAGCCGGACAAGTTGATAATATAGGTTTGTTTGACTTAGCAATATATTGGAAAGATAATTTACTATATGAAAAAATTATTTGTGATTTTGATAAATTCCATCCAGACAATACTTTAGATTTTCAATTGATATTAATTATGCCAACAATTTCAGAAGACTTTACTGGAACCTTTTCTAAAAATTTAGAAACAAAGTATAATGGTAAAGTTATGTCTAGTGGTGAATTAATTGAAATATTTTAAAAAACATATAAATAGAATAAAAGTTTAGGAAAAATTTATGGTTGCTACTAGAGCATTATCTATTGAAGATGGAAATTTATCTACATCTTTAATATCATCCCGAGATAGGGCATATAGTGATATTGATTTATCTTTTGCTATGCGGCCTGATGGTGATGTGTATAGAAAAACAGATGCTGCGGCAGTACGACAAGCTGTAAAGAATTTATTAATGACAGGTTTAGGTGAAAAACCATTTGTGCCAGAATATGGTGGTGGTTTAGGAAATATGTTATTTGAACTGGTTGATGAAGAATCAGAAGCAGAAATGGAAATCATTGTACAAAATGCTATTGACATATATGAACCAAGAGCAACATTAGAAAATTTAAATATTAATCTAAGTCCTGATAGAAATTCTATGCATCTTAGAGTTTCTTTTAGAGTAATAAATACTCAAGAATTAGTGACATTAGATACAACTTTATCGAGGGTAAGATAATGGCAACAAGTGTAGCATCTACAAAATTAGATTTTGATACAATTAAAACTGCTTTGAAAACTTATCTGGCTGGAAAAGATCAGTTTAAAGATTATAATTTTGAAGCATCAGGAATCAATAATATTTTAGATGTTCTAGCTTACAATACTCATTATAATGCTCTTACAGCTAACTTTGCACTTAATGAAGCATTCTTAAATACAGCACAATTAAGAAGTTCTGTAGTAGCACATGCAGCTACATTAGGATATGAAACAAGATCAATGACAGCATCTGCTGCAACTGTTAAAATTAATCTTGAGATGGGTGATGTAGCAGGAAGACCCAGCATAATAACTTTGCCAGCATTTACAAGTTTCTCTGCTAAAGTAGGTGATGCAACTTACACTTTTAACACACCTGTAGCTTACACTGCTACTGAAGATCCATCTATTCCTGGAAATTTTAAATTTAAAACATCTTCTGATAGTGAAGAACTTACATTAAAAGAAGGTACTTTAACTAAAAAAACATTTTTAGTAGGAGATGTTGGAGAAAGACAACTGTATGTTATTCCAGATACAACTATGGATACTGCTACTGCTATAGTAAAAGTATATGAGAATGCAGGCTCGTCTAATCCTATTGTCTATACTAGATTATCAGAAGCTATTACTGTAACAAAAGATTCTACTTATTATCAAATATCAGAAGCTCCTAATGGTTACTATGAATTAAACTTTGGTGATGGAATTTCATTTGGTAAAGCTCCATCTGCAGGTAATAAAATTGAAATAGAGTATTTGTCAGTTGTAGGTGAACCAGCTAATGGAGCATCTGTATTTACACCTCAAAGTACTTTATCTGTTACTGTCAATGGTACCCCTCAAAGTTTCAATCTAGTTTCTACTACAACTGCTAATAGTAATAGTGGTGCAGATGTTCAATCAATAGAATCTATAAGATCTAATGCTCCTATTGCTTTTGCTGCTCAACAAAGATTGGTAACCGCAGAAGATTATAAAGCTGTTATTCTTCAAAACTATAGTGGAATTATAGATGCTATTGCTTGGGGAGGAGAAGATAACTTACCTCCAAAATATGGTTGCACTTATGTAAGTTTATTGTTTGCAGCAAATACATCAGAAGCTGCCAAGACTTCAATAAAAAATCAAATAGTTAATAATCTAAGTAAAAATTTATCTGTAATATCTATTGATACATTATTTTCAGATCCTGTAACCACATATTTAGAATTAGGTATAGACTTCCAATTTGATCCAGGCTTAACTGGAACAACTCAAACAGCTACTGAAGCTAGTGTACTAAACACTGTGCAGACTTATATTGATAATAATCTAAAAAAGTTTGGAGGAGTATTTAGACGATCTAATTTACTATCTTCGATTGATAATCTAAGTCCTGCTATTTTGAATTCAAGATGTGCTGTAAAAGTACAATTAAGATTGATACCAGCGCTTCAAGTTGCCACTACTTACACTATAGCTTTCCCAGTATCAATTGCATCACCAGATGACGTAAATCATGTTATAACATCAACTAGTTTTATTTTTAATAATAGAGTTTGTACTATAAAAAATAAACTTAACACTCAAACATTACAAATACTCAATTCAACAGGTGCAATAGAAATTGATAATATTGGTTCATATGAACCATTAACTGGAGTTGTGACCTTAAATGCATTTACTCCTGTGAGTATAACATCTGGAGATAATTTTATTAAAATTACAGCTACACCAGCTAACCAAGCAACTGTTACACCTTTACGTCAGTATATATTAGATATGGACACTGATCCTACATACGCAAATGGTACAGTTGATAGACAAACTCAACAAACAGCATTGACAACAGGTGTAGGAACAGGGGTAATTAGTTACTAATGTCACACGAAGTTGAATATGATAGGTATAACTATAGTTTAAGAACTAATTTAGTAAAAGAGGTTCTTCCTCAATTTTTTACTACTGACTATCCAAACCTAGTAGCATTTTTAAATGGTTATTATGAATATGTAGATTCAGATGAAACATTGTCTCTACTAGATGATTTGTATAGTATAAGAGATATTGAAAGAGCTTCGTTAACTCAATTAGATCAAATTTTTGAAGAAATAGCAAAAGGTGCATCTCGAGATTACTTTGCTGATCCAAGAGAAGTTCTTAGAAATTTTGCAAAATTTTATAGAGTAAAAGGTACAAGATATTCTGCAGAAGGATTCTTTAGAGCCTTCTTTAATGAAGATGTTGAAATAGCTTTTCCTAAAGAAAACATTTTTACATTAGGAACAGACTCTTCCGGAATAGCAAGAAGTTTTATTGGACCAGAAAATTTAGACGTAATACAAAATGGTGCTTTGTATCAAATATTTTCTGTATTATTAAAATCAGCTATACCTCTTTCTAGTTGGAGAGAATTATATAAAAGATTTGTTCACCCAGCAGGTTTTTATCTTGGAGCAGAAGTTGTTATAACTGGTCTAGGTCAGTTTACTCTTTCCGCACCTGATGCTGTTCCAGATTCTGCAGGATTTACAGTTACTAGAGAAGCAAGAGCTTTTGTATTTTCTGGATATACAAATGATTCTAGTTCCACATTTACTCCAAGTGAACAACACATTGGAATACTACCTGACACTAGTGATACAGGACAAGGTGCAGAATTTATTAATTTAGACAGAAGAGTGTCTCATTATCAAAATATGACTGTTGACGTTTGGCAGAAAAACTATTTTGATATCAAAGATGTTGTAAAAGCAAATTCACCTAGATTTGATGAAGATAGTACAGTAACTGATGCATTTGCAGTTAGAATGAGTAATACAGCAGAAAAAATGGATAGAGACTTGTATAGTAAGGATTCAGCAAACACTGGGTATGTATCTGACGAATATGTTGTGTCTGGATATTTCACTCCAGAATAATAGATAAATAGAACCAAAAGGAAATAAATATGGCAATCACACTCAGAAATACAAAGGGTTCGGCGTTGACTCACAATGAGCTTGATGCCAACTTTACAACATTAAGAGATCCAGATGATGTGAGATTTCCACATGGGGCAACAAAAGAAATTGTTGTTACTGTAGCTTCAAAAACAGCTGCTCATAGATATAATGGAACAGGATCATCAAATGGTTATAAACTAGATGGAATAGAGTCTCCGTTTATCCAATTAACACCTGGAAGAACGTATAAGTTTAAACAGGAAGATGGAACTAATGCAGGTCACAGATTAAGATTTTATTATGACGCTGCAAAGACTCTTCCATATACAACAGGAGTAACTACTGCTGGTACATTGGGACAAGCGGGAGCTTATACACAAATAGTAATAGGAGATGATACTCCAGATGTATTACATTATCAATGTGAATCTCATGGTTACATGGGTAATTCTGTTACAGCTCAGGCAAGGAACTTAACCGGACATTATTTAAAAGATTTAGAAAATGTAGATTCTGCTACACCAACGAATAACCAAGTTTTAACTTGGGACAGTGCTAATGGTTGGTGGGAACCTCAATCACCTAGTGCAGGTGGTGGAGCTATAAGATTTATCAAAGCAAGTGATTCTGCCACATCCACTAACATCACTATGGATAGTGCTGGTGCTCAATTAAACATTGTTGCAGGCTCTGGATTGTTGTTGTCTGCTACAGATTCAACTAATACAATTACATTACAATCAACTGGTGGGGGAGGTGGTAGTACAAACTCAGCTTTCTCTAAAATTGTTGTAGCTGGTCAAAGTGATGTTGTAGCTGACTCTTCAGAAGATACTCTTACTCTAGTTGCTGGAACTAATGTTACATTAGGAACAAATGCAGGTAGTGATCAAGTTACTATTAACGCTTCAAACACAGCAAGTAACACAACTGTTACAGAAACTAAAA